ATACCTTTAGCAAGGTTATCTGCGCTACCAATCTTAAACGATAGAGCAGTAGCTGAGATACCGCCAGCGGTGGCAAGATTAGTAATACGGTCTTGGCGTAAGGTGTACCCCTGAAGGTTAGTCTGAACCTCGTTTACCAGTTGACTGAATGTTGCCATTGCTTACCTTACTTTCATAGAACTTGACATTGGTTTGTAATCTTTCATCGTTAGGCGATATTGCTAGCGCTCTTTGACCGTGCTTTATTGCTGTTTTGAAATCACCTAATTGCCACGCACTAACTGCAATCAAGTCATCTGCCATATGTCCCCAAGCCCAGGCTTCGGACAAGAACTCCATTGGCTTTGTATCAAAGATCAGCGCTTGCTTTGCAACAAGGTTGCAGGCATCCCAGTCTTTTTCTAAGTAGTAATGGTTAGCAAGTGCTAAGTAAGACTCGCGGCTAGCTGCCTCTTCGGTAGATTTAATAAACCATTCTTCAGCATTCCTTGGTTCTGCTTGTCCCAAGATCCGGCAAGCAGCGCTACGCTCCTGCGGAAATATTGATATCTCTAAATACTTCTTGAGTATCTCAGCGCATTTATCCCACTGCTTGTAATAAGAAAGTTCCCTACCAAGGTAGTACAAGTTTCTAGAGTCAGGGTTTTCTTTAACTGCCATCTCTAGCAGCGGTAAGTACTGCGCTCTAGATGTTCCCTTGTTCTGATGATGGTGGATCTCAAAGCCATCAATACGTTCTTTGACTTCGTCACGATCTGCATACCAATGCGGTACTTCGTGTATTGGGTAGTGCCATCTAATACCTTGACGGCGGTGTACCTTAAAGCCATCAAACTCTGTACACACAGAACCGTCTGGATTAAAAGATTCAATACGACGATAGGTTGGACGATCTATTCCTGCTGCGTTTGCCTTCTCTAAAGCATCACGCCAGCCTGGTGCTAGCACTTCATCTACGTCTAGCGCTATGCAGTAATCAACATCTTCTGGTACTAGCGCAAGCGAGGCGTTCCGAGCATCGTCAAATCTAAATGGCGAAATACCAATACGCACAATCTTGATACCAAGACCGGTAGCAATTCCGACTGTTTTATCTGTTGATCCTGTATCTGCAAGGATGTGGTAATCGGCTTCTCGTGAAGACTCATACCAACTTTCAACATACTTTTCCTCGTTCTTACATATTGTGTATACGGCTATTTTCATTTGAAGTCATTCACCTCTGTTAGTCTCAAGTCTGAGTATGAGGGGAACTGTGTTACTAAGTTAGACTGTGCTATAAAGGCGTTATGGTCTACTGCTTCTAAGCGCAGACCAATATCTATATACCATTTGTATCCGTCTAATTTGTTAATAAAATAATTCATCTGACTTGGGTTTATACAGTAAGCTTGAGAACCCGTACTTACTAACTGTTTACTCCAGTGTTCATTTACTGGAATAACCTTGCCAGTCATTTTATCTACCAACGCTCCAAGATAAAAGATATCCCAATTATTAGGTAGCGTCTGAATCGCTTCATCAAATTTTTCATTAAATCTTTCACAAAAATTAGCATCATCTTCTAGTACTAAAATCTTTTGACTTAAATACTTTTTCCAAACTGCAACGTGGCTTTGAGTACCAGCTGTAATTGGGTCTATGCCTAATTCTTTGCCGTCTACTGCGCTAAAGCGCTCATACTTGATCCCAAGTTCATCTAACTGTGGGCCGAGTTTGTCCATACGATCTGTACGCCGATCTAGGTTTATCACCACAACTCGGTCAAAGTACTCATTCACCTTCATAAGGTATGAGTTTACATCCCGCCTAGCATTAAGATATCTGGCAACGCCGTAGCGTTTGATCCTGTTGCACCAGTCGGACCAGTAGGGCCAGTTGCACCAGATGCACCCGTTGCACCAGTAGGCCCTGTGGCGCCAGTTAATCCTGTAGATCCCGTAGCACCTGTTGGTCCCGTAGGTCCTTGCGATCCTGTCGCTCCTGTTGCTCCTGTAGCTCCCGCTGAACCCGTCGCTCCAGTCGGTCCAGTTGCCCCAGTAAGACCAGTGCTGCCGGTGGGACCAGTAGGACCAGTAGCGCCACTAGCGCCGGTAGCGCCTGTCAAACCTGTTGCACCCGTTGCTCCTGTCGTTCCTTGAGGCCCTGTAGGGCCAGTAGGTCCTGTAATTCCTTGTGAACCAGTAGCACCCGTTGCTCCTGTTGGACCTTGGCTTCCAGTGGCTCCTGTAGCGCCTGTGGCCCCTGCTGGTCCAGTTGGTCCTGTAGGACCAGGCACTGTACTTGCGGCTCCTGTAGGCCCTGTAGGGCCTGTAGAACCTGTACTTCCTGTAGCACCTGTGCTACCAGTTGCGCCAGTTGGACCTGTCGGTCCTGTTGGTCCAATCAAGCCTGCAATACTAAAGTTCCAGTTGTTATGCGATCCGCTACCTACTGCTGTATCAACAGTAATAATGATGGTGCCACCGCCAACATAGTTGGCAGGACCTTCCATATAATAAGTTGGGGTATCAGAATGGATTGCTCTGATTCTATCGCCAGTAATAAATGCGCCAGCATAACCGCTAGTTAAAGTAAAGGTTTTAAGACCAGTACCAATAGTGATAGTTGAAGTAGAAGTTACTCCTGAGTAACCTGGTCCTGTTGCTCCAGTGCTACCTGTTGCACCTGTTGACCCCGTTGGTCCAGTCGGTCCTTGACTTCCTGTAGGACCAGTTGGTCCTTGAGAGCCTGTTGCTCCCGTTGCACCCGTAGCGCCTGTGCTTCCTGTGGCTCCAGTTGGGCCTTGTGAACCTGTTGGTCCTGTGGCTCCTGTGGATCCTGTGGCACCAGTTGATCCAGTCGCTCCAGTAGCTCCCGTAGACCCAGTAGACCCTGTCGGTCCTGTAGGTCCCACGCTTCCTGTAGCACCTGTAGGTCCAATCGGTCCGGTAGCACCTGTTCCTCCTGTTGCACCTGTTGGCCCTGTAGGGCCAGTAACACCTGGGATACCTTGCGGTCCTTGGTCTGCTGAAAATATTACTGAAGTCTGCGGTTGGGCAGACTCGATAATGATGATTGTATCGGCCATTAGACGGTAACTCCAATCGGTACTAGGAACTTACCTTCTAATAATCTTATTGTTGTGCTGCCTGTATAAAGTACAAAGTCGTAAACGTATGTCTCAGATGCGATGTTAGTTTGCGCTGCAGTAAAGGTAACTGTTATTACTGAGGTTGATGTGTTAATACTGATCTTGCCATTGGCTGTTGTAGCAAGCAAAGTTGTTGTACTAGATCCTGCGAACGGGCGTACAGTCATAGTTGCTGTGTAGCCTGTGAGGTTCCAGTTAGTGCCATCTGTCTGTGGACGAAATGCAAATGTAAATGTTGTAGCCTGTGGGCATACTAAGTTATAGGTTGCTGTCATTACGAAGCCACCTGACGCAGTGCTGCTGCTGGCTCAAGTTGTGTAGTACCAGCAAGTGAATTACATACTCCAGCAAGATCTAAGAATAAAGATCTATTGGTAACGCCATTGATGTAGTTAAGTACTCCTACTAAATCAGTGACTTGCCCACCAAGAGATACTGCTCTAGCTGCAGCCCAAGCTTGTGCTGCCCCTGCTTGATCTTTATAGTCCTGACGAGCAGGATAGGTGCCACCATTAGCAAGACGATTTAATTCATCGTTGAGTGTTGACCCATATATACCTAGTGGCACCTAAACTACCTCACTTCTTCTTAGACTTTTTAGCAGCTGCGTTATCTACCAAGTTTGGATATGGACGACCTGCTGCTTTTGCTTTTGCTTTTGCTGTTGCCTTTTGTGTTGGAGTCAAAGGCTTTGATTTCTTATTAGGATTTGGCTTATCCCAGAACTCTTTTTTCATTAACAGTCCCAAGCCCTTCTTGCTTTATTCAATCTACTGTTTGGATCTTTAGCCGCTTTAGGAAACATCTTTGCTTGGCCTGCTGACCTAGCGCAATATGACTTCCTACGTGCTGCTGACTTTGGAGACTTAGCAGCCTCAGCCTTTTTTACTGGCGGCTTTAGATTGCTGCCTTCTGCTTTAGCGCTTGCACGTCCCTTAGCGTTAAGACCGCCGTTAGGGTTTTGACCTTCTTTACGTTGCCACGCTGGAGTCTTTGGCATTAGCCCATCTTCTTCTTCATACCGCTAACCTTCTTAAGATTAGGGTTGGCTTTAACTGCTGCAGGGGATGCCTTGCGTGCGCCTGCTGCAAGAATTGCACTAGCGCGTTCTTTGGATACACCTTGCTTTTTAGCGATCTTCTTGGCTGCTGCCTTAAATCCCATATGCTCCATTATTGCATCTCCGACTTCTCAGTAAGTTCATTCTCGTAAGTCATCTCGCCTTTGCCGGCGCCTGTTTCAAGATCGTCATATGTTGCGTAACCGCAACCACATACGGCGCACATTACTTGCTCACGCTTTTCTTGCCGCCAGCAAAGCTAGCCTTTGATCCTGATGCAACTACTGGTGTGCCACCCATAAGCATAGAAGCAGGAATACCAGCGGTAGATCCCATTCCGTAGCCTTTATCCATAGTGGACTCAGCAGCGTTTCCTTTATCTGTATTCATATTTGCTCCTTGTTAGATTTTGTTTCCATCGAATGCAACACCCATATCGTTAGATAAACGTACTGCTGCATCAATATCTTTTTTCTTAGTTGATATTGGTTCAATACCTTGACGCACTGCGTCATAGTAAGAACCTAATTCTTTGTCGTGCGCCTTGGCTGTAGGGATACCATCATTACGGGCTGCCCCTACTGATAGTTCTAATTGGCCTACCTTGCAGCCAAAGCAGCCTTCTACATACTCAGGATGTACTTGTCGTTGATGTAGTGTCATACGATAGGTGTCACATAATCTGCGTAGCCTGCAGCAATAAGGATCGCTGCTTGAGCATCTGTAATCTGCTGTGTATGTCCACCAAGAATATAAAAGTCTGCATTAAATAAAGTATCTTGATATGGATACAAAGTTGCTTCTACTGAACTACCAGTAACTATCAAGGTTACGCCTCGTGCAATGTCTGTAATATAAGGATTGATCTCACCGGTGTAACTACCGCCAACTATTGGACGTGCTGCAAGGCGTGAGTACTTATCAGGCCAAGGTTGGTTTGCACCCCAAGTTTGATATTCCCAAGGCGTTGTTGCTTGATATGCCATTATTCTCCTTAGTGAATCCACTGATGAGCAGGGTTTCCCCTGCCCACCCGTTAATCAACTAAATGATTATCCGTTTGTCGCTGCAGACTGGATCTGGTAAAGAGCCGCTGTACGAAGAAGGTTGAAGCCACCGAAGTAGTACCAACCGATTGTGTGGAAGCGACGGAGCGCATCAATCTGGGGTCCGATAACTGTTGAGATATCTTGTCCCTGAGCTTCTGCAAGTGCTTCACGACCCGCAACAACTGCCTTGTAGACGTTGACTGCTGGTGAGTTTGTGTTCGCTGCGAAAGGCACACGAGGTGTTTCTACAACGAAGGCACCTTCGATTACGCCGACTGCGCCAGCCACGAATGGTGTGCGATCTACGTACTGTGTTAGTGCTTGGAATCCACCAGTACCAGTTTCAGCACGAAGATCGGCTGTCTGACGTGGGTGTAGGTAAGCTGCATATAGTTCGCCAATACGAGGCAAAGCCTTGTTTGTACGAAGTTCTGTTACAGCCTCACGGATGTCCTGAACGCTCATCTTCATTGCTGAAGTGATTGTGTTGGTTGTTGTTGCTGTTCCTGCGTAGATGATGTTTGTTGAACCTGCGCCTGTAAGGACAGAGGCTACAACTGCATCAATAGAGTCTGCAGCGTTGTACGCGATGATGTCAGCAAGTGCTGCATCAACGTCGTTGAAAGAAGTCATATTGAGCTTCTTTGTTGTTGTTACGGCTGAGCCGTATTCTTGAAGTGTTACTGTAACCTGATTAGGGTTACCGAGAGCAATAGAAGATACATCTGATGCTTCTGTCAATGTAGAAGTAGCCTGAGCTAGATCTGAATAGATTGAGAATACAACTGATGAACCTGGCATTGCTTGCTGTACTGGCTTAACATCTGCAAGAGCGCGCATTACTGGAATGCTACGAAGTGCCATACGTACATACTGATCGTATGCGGTTTGGACTAGATTGCTAATTGCGGATGTGCCGGTAAGCGTACCTGATGGAATTGCCATTTAGGTTATGCCTTTCGGTTAGTTGTTAGAGTCCAGACTGTCTGATGATTTCATCTAGATCTTCCTTGCTGTTAGCCGACATAAGTTTCCTCATAAGATCATCTGAAGAATCAGGAGTTAAACCCTGTTCAGTGATCCCATTCATCTTCTTATAGGCTGCAGCTTGGGCTGGATCTACGACAGACTGGTTGGATTCAGTGGCTGTAAAACCGAAAACGTCACCGTTATCGTCGAGCCACTTAGACAAAGACTCCTCAGTTGGGTCCAAGTCCGATGGAATAAATTTAGCAATTTTGCTATTTACTCCGCGAGATTCGAGAACGTCTTTAATGCTTCGTTCACGCTGTGCTTTGGAAACGTTTTCAAACTGAGCCTTTAGGTCAGCAAGTTCTTTTTCCTTTTGCTTGTTTGCTTTACGCAACTGTTTGACGAGATCATTAGATGTATCCGTAGTGGTTACATCGTCTTCATCGTCCTCGTACTCGTAGTTGGACATAGTCCATCTCCCATTCATTAAGTTAACGCAGACCTCATATGGCTCTGGGGATTATCCATATGGCTTCTACTACCGATTATTGTCACTCCACTAGGCCGGTCGTTCTAGTGGCAGGCTTTATTTAGTACTGGCCTTGTTGACCGTACGCTGCTCCGTATCGAGATCTATCTCTATCAAGAGCGCCAACTCCTGATGAGCCGCTAAAAGCAGCCTGTTCAAGAGCAGTTAGTTTCTTACGTTTAGCAGTTGCTTCTGCTGCTCCTGCTGTATTAAATACTTCTGCTTCTGCAGTCTGTTGTGTATATGGACCTTGCTTGTATATGTCAGCAAGTTGTCCACCACGTGGTGCCATAGCTGCTACATCTGTGTATCCCTGTTGTGCCTGAGCTTTGGTAATACCAAGACCAGCAAGACTTTCAGCAGTGCCACCTTGTGCTTGTAATCCTTGTGCAAGTGCTGCTCCACCGATCTCAGCTGCAGTTACCTTGCGCTTAATATTGGCAAGAGCATTAGTCGGATCAAGTGCGTAAGCAAGAATATCTGCATTACCTAAGTCTGGGTAAAATTGTTTAAGTGCTTTAAGCACTTCTGGATTAGAATTAAGTACTCGTTGCTGCGCTGTAGCAATACGATCTTCTAATTCAGAAGATGAGACATCATTGGCAATAAGTTTTTCAAACCCTTGCTGACGGCCTAAATCACCTTTAGCATAATAAGTAGTAGGAAGTCCGTAGTTACGCATTAAGTTTTGGTACTGATCTTCCATACCAAGATATTCAGCTTCATTAAGTGCTGTTAAACCATTTTTGATTCTATCTGCATTTGCAGCAAAACGTTTTTTATATGGGTCAGTATCACGTAAGCGAAGAGTAAATTCTGAAGGAGATACATTAACATCTGTGATTAAATTTTTAAGAGGATCAACTAGAGACTCTAAACCATATGCTTTAAATTGTGAGTAAAGCAAATCATATGCAGATTGACGTTTGGAATTATCTTGAGTAATGCCAGTACCAGTACTAATACCAGCGCCTGTATCACCTGGCCCATTGCCTGAACCAGATCCCGGAACGCCTTCAACTGTTCCTTGTGGTGCTTCGCCTTGAATTACAAGTTCGTTTGTATCTACACCACGACCAGCATTAGGACCTTCTGTATAAACTTCTACAAGTTTACCCTGTCTATCATAAATACGTTCTGTATTGTATTTAGGCTCTGCAGTAGGAGTTGGTGCAGGAGTATCAGCAAAGGCTGTTCCAAATTCGTCTCTAGTTGCTCTCATCGATTACCCCTGAAATCCAAAGTCTTTAAGCACACGAAGTGCAGCATCTGATACTTCTTGTTTAGCATTGCTAGTATATTGCCAACGTGGATCTTTCTTTAGTGTGCGCTGGAAATCATACATAGACATTTCACCTTCTGGCTTAATTGCACTACGCAATACTGGATCATCTAAAGTAATTGTTTGTGGATTAATTTCTAATACGCTAGCCATTGCTTTTTGATATGGGCTATAGATTGTTGCTAAATCTACGCCTTGGTCAAGCAATTTCTTTACGCCTTCAGGTTGACCAAGGGCTGCCATATTGCGGATAGTTCCTTTAAGAACTTCTGGGCTTTCGCCTCCGGCAAGTCTTTTAGCCCAATCAGTAAGTTGGCTATCGTTAAGCGTAATTCCATTATCGGCAGCTATGCCTTTAAGTTGTTGAACAGCAGAAGTATTAAGTTGCTGCTGGATAGTTTTGTATTCAGCAGTTCCAGCAATCTTGTTAGTAAGATATTGGTTCTCATCAAAACCAGTTGTAGTTGTAGCCTGATTAACGCCATTAACCATTTTGTAAGTTGTTTTGCTAGCGCTAGTTGCTTTTTTCTGTTGAGTAATAAGATCAGCAGTAGCCTTCTTAAGTTCATCAGCAGTTGGTTCTCTATGAAGTAGATCACGGTACTGCTGAGTAACAGCAGCCTGTGCTTTTTCAGGAGTATATATAGTTTGCTGAGAATATGGTGTTGCGTTTTGTGCTACATCTTGACCGAAACCACCGGCTTTAAGTTGCTTTAAATAATCATATGGATCTAATTGTGAAGTAGCGGCACCAACAAGAACTTGAGTCCAAGCATTTTGAATGCTAGTAAGAGACTTAGTTCCCTTGCTAATAACTCCATAAGAAATTAAATCTTTTTTAATCTTTGCTAGATTTGTAGGATTTCTAGATTGTAATACTAGATCTGTAAGGCTTACATTACCCTTGCTTGTTGGAACCATAAGAGTTCCGGAAAGAGGTTGCCCAGTTGTTGGGTCTACAACTGTAGATCCAAAAGCATCATTTTGTCCATATGCTCCGGCAACTGCAGCTTTGCCAGAAGAAAGAGGTATTCCTTCTTTGGTTGCTTGATCTTTTGTTATTACACGGGTATTACCATCGTCATAGGTAACGACAACTTTGCCTTGACTGTTTACCGTTGAGCTTGTAATAGTTGCCATATTAGCCTAACTTCCTAAACACACCATTAATTACTGATTTTAAGCGTGGTTCTTTTTCGGACAATGTTAATAAGTAATCTTCCCATTTTTGGGTTTCTTGCTGTGAAGCATTTCCCTGAAGGTTAAGCATTTTAAATTGAGACATAGTTGATTGATGGGTTTGATAATCTTTAATCAATCCTTGTACTAATTTAGCCTGCTCGTGTTGAGGTGGGTTATCTCCAGAAAAGATTTTAATTAATTGATTATATGAAGTCTGAGCATTAACTCTACTTTCACCACTTGTATAATCTGCATACCAGATTGGGTAAAGATTTTTCATTCTTGTCATTTCTGTAGACCAACGCTTAGTCTCTTCAGATTTTAAGAATGGATCAAATGAAACTTGTTCCATTTTAGCAACGTGATCTTTAATCTTACCTGACATCAATACGTCACCTTGGGCAACATAAAAACTCTTAAGAAGTTCTTTAGGAGTATAACGACTACGTAGGTGCATAGACATTAACTCGTTATATATTGTTCGATCTGATTCATTCTTAATATTATCTTGTGGTATTAAGAAGAAACCACCGCTTGATAGACCAGATTTTGGATCAAAGAACTTAGGGTTATCATTAATAAAATCAACTGTTGACTGTATATAAGGATACTTAGCACCTTGGACATTTGATGTTGTTTTGGCAACAGTGTAAGAAACCGCTAGGCTTCCGTGATTTCCAAGGAAGGTTGTTAAAGCATCAGCAAAATTACCCTTTTGCTTTACAAGTTTCCAGAACTCATCACGAATACCAGATTCTTCTTGAGATACTTGTGGGGCAAGTGGAGAAGTAAGGTTTAAGAATGTCTTAATTAACAGAATTGATCGAGCATTATTTTTAATTCTGTCAATAAAGGCTTGTCTGTCATATTCGTTAGAATCAGCAGTTGGTACTTGATTGTAATAATATGCTGTTGCTAGTGCTGATGCAGTAGCATTAGCCATCTGACCCGTTAAGTCAATTCCTCCACCTGGAAGGTATGAAGTTGTAGCAGCAAGTGCTGTCTTTGCCCAAGCTGCAGGTACTAACGTATCCCAAAATCCGCGTTGGTAAGATATATCTCCAATAGTTCCTGCTACTACATCTTTTGTAGCTGGAAATAGATCTGAAATAAGATTTGCTGATACTGCTAAGATAGGCGATACACCCGGTGTAGCAAGTTCCGGAAGAACTGATTTAAGAGATACAATAGAACCTGTTGCAGAAATTGGAAGGCCAGTAACTAAAGGAACTCCATAAGAAGCAAGTGCCTCTTGGAAACCTTCTCCCAAAGCGCCAACACCGGGAAGATTAATAAATTTATTACCGTTTTCATTTTCAGTAATAAATGCTGGATCATTTAAAGTATGTTCTGCTAATTGATAAAAGCGCATACCTCTTGAAAATAATGGGCTGGCTATACTTGTATCTTTTAAAGCAGCATAAGCACGGCGAAGGGCCTGCTCTTGAGCAAAGTAAAATGGTAAGAAGTTACGAGCTAGTTGAGAAAATTGATTACGAAGAGCAGTATTGTGAATCTGTGGAAGCATCGCATATGAACCCTGTGTTTGGGCAATACGAAGTGCCTGATCTTCGGTTAATTGCTTGGAAGCAATACGTGGTGCTAAACGTGCGTAGGCATCGGCTACGTGCATAACATATAATGGCTCACGAGCAAGACCATTAACAATAGGATCAATAACCTTTTTAAAGCCTAGGTCAGTAATTCTTCCAATTAAACCATTAGATGGAATATAAGGCTGAAGCATAGGTCCAGCAACTGCTGCTGGCAAAGATTGTGGTTTAGATCTAGTTAGTGCAACAACTTCATCAAAGTTAACTTTGTTGCCTTTTGATATATTCTCTGCAAAATTTTGATGGAATGTACCATCTTTGCCAAAGAACATACCTAAAGTTGAATCTACTCGATCTTGAGCAAATCCTCTAAGATCGCCAGAAGAAACAGAATCTACCCAACGGGTAAGAGTTTTAATTTCTTTATCGTAACCTTTGTAAATTCCTTTTGTAGCATCAAGCATACGGGTATACTCTTTATTAATAAGGGTATTGCGAAGGTTTTGAAATTCTTCTGTAGCGTGAAACTCTGATGAAAGAATACCGGCGCTAGGCTTTGCTACCTGTCCAGTCTTTGGAAGGTAACCCTTACCAGCATTTACTTCTTCAAGTAAATCTGTTGCAATATTACGGTTAGTTATTTCATTACTTGCTGTATTTAAGTTAGTTGCATAACGTACTGGATAGTGAATATCAGATGAGGAATAAGTTGTATATTCTGGCAGATCACGGAACATTGGGCTGTTCTTTTGGATCTGGTAATAGTAATGAGCAGACTGACCCATTTGGTATGAAGTTGATGCGTCGTATCCGTGTCCAGTAGATACGGCTTCTGAAATAAGATGACCGTCATTGGCAAGTATTAAGCGAGTTGCAAGATCCATCTGTGCTTCTGGAAGCATCTTTGCAGCAAAGTTAAGGCCGCGTCGCTTTGCTTCTTGAAATGCTGGGAACCCTGCTTGCATTACATCCGCTGAAATACCCATATGAGCGCCAAGGCCAACCATAGCAGCAGAGAATATATTACTTGATTCACGTGGGCCTAGTTCATAGTTTGCTTTAGCTGCTGATGAAGCCAATTTTGCTTTAAATGTATTAATAACACCAAAACGAGCAAAGGTAGGAATCAATTCTGCACCGGCAACTCGCAAACCAAAGCCTGCAGTAGCAAGTGCTAAAGGTTTAAATATCTTATTGGTATACCACTTTGCTGTGAATTCATCTAAGTTACCAACAAATTTAGATTGAAGTCCAGAGTCACGCATTGCCTTCTTAATAGCAAAAAAGTCAGGAATATCAAACATATCTTGTGCGTGGTGTGAAACAAGACCACCGACTTTAGGACCTTGATTAGTCATATACTCACCAAGTGGACGACCAGTTACATCTGTTCCATATATCTGAGTTCCAACAAGTGGTGTATCAATCTGGTTGATCTCATCATAAACCTTTTTTACCATAGCATTATCATCTGGTAAGCCAAGTGCTTTAAAAGTATCAAATATAGTTTGGTTCTTAATGCTTCGAGCAAGGGCTAAATCATTAACTGCTACAGCTTCAGCATACTTACCAGCCATAATCTTTGATGCAGCATCTCCAAGACCTACACGACCTATGCGGTATACGGTAGTTGCAGCATCTGGAGAATTCCAACGGAACTTAGTAAGAGAAAGTTTTTGCGTTTCAGCATCTACCGAATAAGGCATATAACCTGAAAAGGTTTTATATACACGTGCTGGAATACCTTCACCATTACGAAGATAATCAATTACTTTAGAATCTGCTGCTTTAGCACGTAGTAATGTACGGGTAGGAATGATTGCTTGACCAGCAAGAGTTCCTTCTAAGTCGCCAAAATAAAGTGAAGTTTTAAGAAAATTATGTACTGCTTCTGGATTATTAATAGAACCTAAACGGCCTGCTGCTGCAGTTCCAAGTTGAGGATACTTTGTTGCAATTTCGCCAGCAGTAGAATTGGCAATATCTTCTAATGCTCGATTGTATGTACGAGTTACTGAATTAAGCAAATCATTACCGTTACGAACAGCATCTAATTGATCTGGGGTAAGCGCAGCTTTAGTGCGTTCTATAATAAATTGTTTAACACCCGGAACAGTATTCATAATAGGATACTTAAGTTCTAGTTCACCAGCGTTTGCTAATTTAAGATACTTGCCGGCTTTCATTAATTGAGAAAAACGCCCAAGAACCATAAGAGGATCTGCGTTAATATCAAACCCTAGATCACCAATACCTGATAAAGTTTTACCAATACCAACATCAGTATTTCTAAATGCTTTTGCTGCTGCATCAGCACCTACAACATCTGCTGCTTTAGCGATACCATTGCTAAAATCACGTCCCGGAGAAACTTTATAGTTTTCATCTTGGCTTTTAGCATATGAATCTGTATAGATATCTTTCCAAGGGCCAATGCTAGCTAACTTGCGTAAACCTGTTGCAGCAAGATCTGCTCCTACAACTGTTCCGGCTGGGCCACCTAGTAAACTACCAGCGACACCGCCGCCAATAACACCAAGTGTTACAGCAAAGCCTTGAAGAAACCCGTGATCTTTGTAAACAGAATGGGTAAACTTGTAATCTTTTTGAATTTCTTTAAGTGGTTTACCAAGCCATTCAAGTCCAGATATAGTTCCGTGACCCAACTTAGCCCAAAAGGTTTGAGTTCCATTTCCATCAACGTGATCGTTGATAGCATCCTGCATCATTACACCTTTATTAGCGTATGACAATACTGGACCGACAAGATCTGGTTGTTTTGATTTAATAGTATCTGATGCAAGACCAGGGTTTCGCGCCAGATCTGGTGTTACCCATCCGTCCCAGTTAGTATTAGTATCAGCCAAGTTAGAATCCTTGCTGTATACGTTGAGCCAAATACTTAAGTGTTGGTGATGCTTCTGGATTTGCTGCTAATTCATTAAACATTTGATAAGCGTCTACATACTGGCCTTGCGCTTGATTTGGCATAGAAAGAACTTCTGAGCCACCACCAGCACCAAGATCAATACCGTGAGTAATAGGTTCTGTTGGTCGTTCTGTTGGTGCATAAAGAGAAGTAATTGGGCCAGGGGCGCTAGTAGGCACTGATGGCGCTTCTGAAAGCATTGGTGACTTAGGTGCTGTTGAAAGCGGAGCGCCGGCTTTTTGTGCAGACATCTCTACGCCTGCACCATAAGTGTCAGGGCTATACTGTAAATCAGTACGACGTGCGTAACGTCCAGGACCTGATACACCCTGCATAGGGTTAGTAGCGTCTTCAATCGCCATTTGTATCCTCCTGAATAGTTTCTAAATCTTGTGCGAAGTCATCCCAAATCTTATTAACTTTGGTTTCGCGGTTTGAATGATAAATTGATAATTCATATAACGACTCTGCAAGACCTGCAAAGACTTGCGCTATATTAAATATAAATTCTGTAAGTATTACTAAAGCATCAGTAGGACGTACCGGACGTGGCACACCTTCATTAAGATTATTCACGTCCGGCACTCCTGACTAATAGTTTTTTACTTCTTTACTTTCTTGCCTGGCTTAGCTGCTCCTGCAAATGGCATCTTGACGTCGCCGCCTGTTACCTTTGCTCCTGCTCCTGCTGCGCCGTGAATTGGCTTAGACATTGGTGCTGGTGCTTGTGATCCTTTATTCATATTTCACCCCCTTAGAAGTTATGCTGCGCCGCCGATTGATGCGAGCAATGATGCGATATCTGGTTTGCCTTGTGGGGGACCGCCAGCAGCAGGGGCTGCACCGCCAGGTTGTTCCATACTTGGCTGCGAGGCAGAGGCGGGAGCCATTCCTGCTACTGGTGGTTGAGGTTGCATCACTGCAGCCTCGGGCTGAGGTTCAGGCGTAAACGCCTTTTCCACAACACTTTCAATACTTAATCCCTTTTGACGTCCCTTAATCATCTCTGCAAAGGAAGACATAATCTTTGTAGGGTCTTGACCCTGTGCAACCATCTGTGGGATTGCTAACGCGGTTTGTGCTACAGCGGTGCGTAGTGCATCGCGCATTTCTTCGATATCAACCTTTTGCTCTTCTTGAGTTACGTTGATCTCGATAGGTAGTTCACGACGGACATAGTCGCGTGAGACAAGTTTATCTGAACGCATTTGTAGCAAAGCTACTGTTGCGTTGTTTGGATTCATACCAGACATAATGCCGTAACGAACATCTACTGTGTAATCGCCAGCGATTGCCTTAGCAGGGTTGTACTTCATTACATAAGGTGTGCCATCGTCAACGCCGCGTATCTCTTTAATGGTATTACCAAATACTTTTTCGTCAGTCTTAAAGCAGATACCAATAAGTTGTACAAACATACGGGCAAAGTGTGATTGTGCTGCCTTGATCTGTGTATCAAAGCCAGCCTGTAGTGCTTGCACACCACGACCTGTAACTACTGATGCTTCTGTATTACCAGAACGAGTCTCTGGGTAACGCGCACCAGTGCGAAGTTCACGCTCTAGTACTTGTGATTCACCGAATACACCGGCTGGAAGTTCTAGTGGAACGCGACGGATACCCTGTGGGTTAGCAGAACGCATAATGGAGTCTGGTCCAAGGGCCAACTCCTGCACATCTTGTGGAATAGCAATAGGTGCTTGGATTGACTTCTCTGCTGCTTGGATCTGCAGTACTGCAAATCTAGCGCGAGCAAGCTGCACACCTAAAACGTCATCGTATTGACCACGTGCTTCACCATCAATAGATGGACGCATAGCCACACGGACCATACACTCACCGATTGGGTTAGGTGTTTTGGCAAGGACTAGATCTTTACGCTCTGGTAAGTAGATAACGTCTTGATCTGCGTCGTGGTAGCGAACTAAAGATAAATAAGGAGATCCTGGTGTGTATGAGTTCATACCAACGATCTCTTTGTAGAACTCTGGGTACATAGATGCAAGTGTTTGAGCATCCATACCCACGATTTGGGTCAATGAGATACAGCGACCAAAGCGGTCAATCTCAGGGTAGGCACCAAATGGGTTAATCAATTTGATAATTGGGTTGTTATCTTCGTAATCAAGTTCAACTCGACCAATCATCATTCCGTAAGTGTTATACCAGTCAGCACCGGTATACATCTGTACGCCCAGTTCAGACTTATCAATATAGAAATTGGCAATACGACCACGAGTATCAGCAAACTTACGGGCCGTATCGGAAACCATATTAGATGCAGCGCAGTTAAACGATGGTAGCGGTGCCATAGCCTCAGCAAGATCACGTGCAGATACGTCAATGATGTTAGCCACGAGAGGTTTTGAGTACTCTTCGCTGAACATTGTAGGGAATACCTTTGAGATATCCCCTTGACGTACCGAAAGGACGTCGCGCATACGACCATCACGCTGTGCGTATTTGGTCTGTAGGCGAGATACCTTAGCGGTGATCTCTTTGATATTAAGCATTGTAATCCTTAGTTAGTGTAACCGTTGTTGTGCGAACTAGCACCGTACTTCTTAGCGGCTGACTTATCAGTACCTACCATTGGACGCTTTGCTTCTGCTTGCTTTTGAGCAGGTGTCACTGGCTTAGTGTGGTTATTGTTATCAGTCACGTGGTGATCTGGTTGTGAACCCATTACTTTGCGATCTTTATTATATTGATCTACTAATGCTTTTGTACGACTTTTGTCAGCTTCAGCAGCAATAGCTGCACCAACTGCTGCAGGGCCAAGAATTTTAGCCCCACTTTTAATTGCAGAACCGATACCTGAACCACCGCCAAAACCTTCTGGGCGATTGACATTCATTACCATATTAGTATTCCAAACCGTGAATTGCTGTAGGCCATTCTACGTAGTCATTCTTTAGCGCTTCTGCTTTGCCAGCTGCATACTTGCGATCAACTTCTGGGTTCATCTGAGGTGTAGTTACAGCACCCTTGTCAATGTATTCTTCTTCACCTTCAGCATTTGTTTTATATCCTGGGGTAATTGCCATTATTGTCTCCTATTAGACGAAGTGTTTGTTCTTTTCGAGCAACATTTCATCAATGTTGACTACGATCCTCTTGGACTGTTCTGCCCTAGAGAGGAAAGGATTTTTCATATGGTGCGTTGCGTACTGACCATAGTTGAGCATTTCACGTGCGCGGATCTCACAGAACCACAAAGCCATTACTAAGTCTGTCTTACCCTTAGTAGTTGGCGTCCAAGTAATCAGCTGCTCAATAAGAGCTTTGATGTTTTCGGTCTGATCGCTAGGTAGATGTATTAAGTTATCGCGGTGGTGTTTACCATCGGATTGCTTAGTACCAAATAGTGTTGACATAGAGGCAACGCCGAAACCGGAGTCCCATTTGTTACTGCCCGTATGATGCTCGCGCAATATGACGCCGCGACTTGCAAGGTGTTGTCTGATGCCTTCATCTTGTGTAAGGAAGGCTTGGAAAGCATTCTTCTCAACGATCCATTCAGACGGACCGTAAAGGGAAGTCCAGTTAAATATTAGCTCACGTATCTGCGCCGGACTAGGGCCAGTAATTTTGATAGCATCAACCACGTAACGCTTACTGGTAGCGCGATCAATAGCATAACAAATCGCAGCAGTATCACCAACCATAGCAGGATCAAGACCGCAGATAAAACTAAAGCCATTAAGATCTTTAGGATGACCTGGGTAGCCTGCTTCAAGACGTCCACTCTTTCTCATCCCATCAATCGAGCCACGCACGATTACTGGATCAAAGGCGGCGTTCTCGGATATATCTTGTTGCTGATATACCAAAGCCCACGTACTGGAATCCATCGCTTGGCGTTCGTTATATAAATTACGACCAGACCAGCGTGGGTATAAACCTTCTTCGTCTTGCTCGCTTACTTCTTGTCCGTCAAAGGGCGCATCTGACTTGGGCCAGAGCGTAACCCACTTGTCGGGGTCTTCGTTTGCTTCAAGCAGTGCTGGCATAGCCAGATAAGTCCAAGGAACTAACCCGCCCGGATAGCGGTCCTCAGAGCGTAGCTCGCGGTACAAGTCTACTGATGCTACGCGTGTACCAATAATGATTAGCTTGCCAGTAGGGTTAAGACGAGATCTAACGTCCTGTGTAAGCCACTTGATCTGTCGTTCAAAGTCATTTGCGTTGCTCAGTGTTACAGCATCGTCTACGATAATCATATCGGCACGCTTGCCGTAGATCTGACCGCCGATACCGACAGCCTCGATATTCGGGTCCTTCTCACTAGACTCGCGGAGTTCATCACCGAAGGTGACTCGCGTGGCTTGCCACGATGCGGTCTTGGAATTAAACCCTACGCCAGCAGCATAAGCGCTCTGTAAGTCTTCATACATAGGATGTGTCAGACGTTGCTTGATGGCGTAGAGAAAGTCAGCAGCTAGACGCTGCGTTTGGGATACAATCAAAACTCTAAAGTTAGGGTTACGGGCTACCTGCCAGGTGACGTAGTCAACTGTGATGGTCATAGACTTGGCGTGGTTTGGCGGGATGTTTACAAGGATGCGGTTATTAGCCACACCCTTTTCAAACTTCATACTGCTGTGCATCCAGCCCGGAGGTCGGCCTTCGATAACGTCTACTATGTTCTTCTGGTGGTCAAAGGTGCGGCTATGCAAGAAGCGCTGCCTAAATTCCACGAAGTCAATATCGTGTACGTCTTGCCCTTGGAACTGCTTATCCTTTAGGCCTAGGCGGGTTCGATCAATTTTATCGGCAAATACTTTATCGGTACGTCGGTAGTACTCATAAGTCTTCATAGACTTACCGGCTGAAGAGCAGGCCGCGTCTATGGTCATACCTTCTGCAACACAGCCGAGGATAATCCTCTTAGCTATATCTGCTGAGTTCTCTGACACGTAAGGCTCCCAACTAAAGCGCCGTGATCGGCGCGAAATGTTTCATACTAAGTGCGGGGAGTTTCATACTAAGGACCAGGATTTTTATACTAAGGATATATAGATAGAACTATCCCTACTAAAAGCACCGCTGCTGTTTCGGGCTTAGCGCCCGAATGAGCCACAGCGAAATGAGGGGTAAAGTTCGCTTCGACCTAGGGGTCTACGCGAAGGGTTAATCCCGTAGCGTAACGGGTCGCAAAGCCAAACTTCCCCGCTTTGCTCCCCTACTAGTATTAAGGCGAGAAATTTAACGCATTTCCCGTTTTATTACTGTGACGTTAGTCACACTTACTATAAGTCCTGCTCAGCAGCTATAACAGTACCGGATCTCACACGGTTTGACTTTAGGAAATATATTTATTTGGGGAGTACGGTGGGTGTGCGTGTAAAAATTAACAATGGGGGGTCACCGTTGCGGCGCGCCCGACCGCGTTTTGGCCCGTCCACAGCCCTGTGGATAACCTGTGGATAACTTTCTGGAAAGAATAGCGGGGCGTACTATGTATTCGGCACCGATATACCCCATAGCAACCGCAACCAACCGCCCCCGACTTAACACAAAAACCGCCTTCGCTGAGTAAGTAAGTGACGGGGAACAGACCCCGCAACTACTAAGGAGACGACTATGCAAGATCGCCCAATGCTTGACCGCTTGACCCCTGCCGGCCACCGCGCCCTGATGATTTGGGCGATTAGTTATGCCCTCAACCACCGCGATGAGATCAGCCCCGCCACCCTTGCCAAGATGAAACAAGGCAACCAAGGACAGAGAAAAGCAGCCGAAATCCTGACCCGTTTCGGGTTGGATTTGACCCGCGAAACGGCCTAGCTCGCGCTCTGCCTAGTCTCATCGAAGGCTGTCGGAAAACTAGAAACCTTGCCCTAACTAGGGTAGACAACCCCAAAATGTGCTACTCTTTCCCTAGTGGATCACCCAACCAACCCGATCTACGAAAGAGGAAAAATGAAAACAAAAACTTTTGTTTTTGTCTGTGGTGAATGTAAGGCTAATTCTTTGCCATATGAAAGAGTTTCAACAGGTGCAGAAAATGACCGCATTTGTCCAACCTGTGGCGAATGGTCAATGTTCTATTATGAAAAAGGAGAATAAAAAAATGAAAGCCGTTAAATGTAACTGTTCCGACTATTGTTTTATTTGCGTGTCCCAACATTCTGCTTTTGTTGATTTAGTTTATTCGATTACTGACGAAGCGAAAAAGTTTATTTGGAACCTTGCCCAAAAGAAAATGAAAAACGAACTTTGGCAAGATCAAACCGAAAACGATCAGGAAATGGAAAACGCCATAAATGAAGCGGTAGCCGTTGTTTTGTTCAATACAATGAGTCCAAGCGAAATCCGGGAACTTACCGAATAAAGACCGAAACGCCTTCGGGCGTCCGACCGTTACGCGGTCGCTGACGAGGTCAGAAACCAACTAGAAAGAGGCAAGAAAGTGGAAACAATGACCAAAAAGCAAGAAACAGAAAAGAAAGCACAAGAGGCACAAGACTTTCTACGCGAGGTATTTACCAAGCAAGATCGTCCAACTGTTTGGACATCTCTTAAATGGGTTTCTTCTAGCGGTATGAGCAGAGATATAACCCTATTAACCGCCCACGAGGGGAAAATCTTGGACATTACTTGGTACGCAAGCCACGCTATGCAGACAGGAACTCTTAAAGAAAGAAACGGTTCAAGGGTAATCCGCGTCGGTGGCGCGGGTATGGATATGGGTTTTCACCTTGTCTATTCCCTTTCTTATGTCCTTTTCCCCGCCGAAGATCGTCGCGGGTATGTCTTGCGCCACGAATGGATTTAATATGAAACTAAACCGACGCGGTCGCTTTATTCTTCGCGGTCTTCCCTTCTTCCTTTTGTTGGGTTGGCTACTGTGGCAGATTTCCACCAAATTGTGGTGGGTCGAGGGGGGCGGTTATTGTTGGGGGTCAATGGCTGAGTGTTTTAAGCCTTAAAGCTTTAGACGGCGCGAATATCGCGCCCCTGTTCGGTTGGGATAGGGGCGCGGTGTTCTCTGTCTAACGGCTCACCGGCAACCTGGTAACGGGTGAGGGGGAGAGTGAGGGCAAGGGAGAGGGCAAGTCTGTTCCAAATGGGGTAGACTGTTGTACACTAATCACACCAACAAGAGAAAGAGGACAAAATGAGCAAAACACTAAGAGAGCTAGCAACAGAAATTGAAATAGATGAAAAGTATTTCCAAAACAATTTTCTAATGCTTGATGATCGTTATGCCGTTATGCAAGATGAAAAAGGTTTACACCTAACAGATGTTCTATCTTGGGCAAGGTTTAACCCGATTAAAATTGGGCGCAAATCTAACGCAACTGTTAAGGGTTTACGGTTTCAATTAGGTCAATATAAAGTTTATATTAAGCAAATCCAACAGGCGAAAGGGGCTTGATGATGTCTAATTTATTGGATAAATGTGCAGAGTGTGGAGAGGATTTCTACGGCACACACTTAGACCAATGCTCAAAAGAGGAAAACCTCGATATGTGTGGGGTATGTGATCGGTTTTACCATAACCAAGGCAAGGCAATAAATAACCAATGTGTATGCGAGAGAGAGGTCAAATAATGAAATATTTAATAACACTAGAGGTAGAGAGTGAGTGGAGCTTGGAACAATTAACTAAAGGGCAACACGGCGCTTTAGTATTTGGCGCTAATCACCCTTGGAAGGTATTAGAGGCTAAAGAGGTAGAGAATAAATGCGTATGTACAGACGAACCGCCTTACAAGGAGTGCTTAGAGCATTCCGGTTATTAGAAAGAGGGAGAGAGTAATGAGTGAGTGTTCAGTATGCGGATATACCGATAAAGAAGTAACAATAATAAATAACCTATGCTCGGTCCATACGTGCGAAATATGCAAGTACGAGGGCTACGCAGACGGAGCCTTTAATGGCAAAATATTATGCGATGACTGCCACCTAGATTTATCTAACGAGAGAGAGGGAGAGTAATGAATAAAGTAATTGTAGAGGTATTAGGTGGCGTTGCTTATGTAAAGAGCGCGCCGGAGGGAATGGAAGTAGAGATCATAGACTATGACAATAAAGAGGGAGGGGGAGAGTAATGAAGTGTTGGTCTTGTGGAGATAAAGCAACACACGAAAGCGCCGAGGAAATAAAAGGCGTGTGTTGCACCTGTTGGGGAGACTGTCCGGAGGGCTGTAATGCCTGAGCCACGCGAGGAAGACGATATAGCCCTAGGGCTTGATGAAGAAGAGATAGAGGACGAGAGCTACGATACCTTGGAGGAGTTTTATGAAGACTAACGAGTGCAAGTGGTGTAAGCAGATCGGATATTTAGTAATGAGTATCGCCGTAGTAGATGAAGTATGCAAGGCGTGCGGTGAATGGCAAGACGGTATCTATAACGACATCTATACGAGAGTGGGGTAAGTAATGAATAAAGAGTACTGGGAGATGAAGTTAGAACTATGCCGAAAGATCGGTATAGAGCAACTAATGGCAGGCGATATCAAGAATGGTAATCGCAACTTAAAGAGAATGGTGAGAGCTATGGAGGAGATCAACTTAATAAACGCGCTAGAGGACGAGCGTCCGGCGCAAGATATGTGGGCTAGCCTGATCGCTAATGGTCTGCTGTTAGCGGGGGAGGGAGAGAGCAAATGACTTATAGTTGCGCTTGGTGTGGAGAGACAGGTTACGAAGTGTTAGAAGTAATAAACGGACAAAATGCTTGCGAATTATGCACGGATATAGCGAAGGAGGGAGAAAATAATGGATAAACTAGGTAAACTTATAGCCTTTCACCCTGCTAGATCGGGGCTAAGCCTATTTTATGAAGTGATCGAGCCAGACGGTGAGACTAGGTGGGGAGGAGAGCGCGTCTTTGACGCGCTTAGCTGGCTAAACCTTGCACCGAAAGGGTCTAGGCTGCTCGTATCGGGGTGGGAGAGCGATGATATAGACGCTCAACCGGTGGGGCAACCGCTTGATATTACCGAGATGTATCAACTACTAAAGGGTAACCAATGATCCTATTTTGGGGCGGTATTGGCGTAGTAATTGGTATCATATATGTACTTATAGAACTGGAGTCTAAACTTAATGACGGAAATCGCTGAAAGAATAGAAGGCGCTAAGCGTATGGCTGTGCGTCAGAGAAACTATCGAAGGGTGAGAGATCGCGCTTTAGTCAGGTTGGCAAATGCCTACCCAGAAACTTACAAGGAATTACTTGAACAGGAGAAGGTGGCAGATGTTGAGATGGGTAAAAAATGGGTTGATATTGACGGCAGTACTGTGCTTGGTATGGATACTCGCACCTACTCATCTATCACCGGAACGCTCCCCAGTTATTCCACAGATAACAGAGAGGACGAAGGCGACAACGAGTGAGAAACGAGCCAACGAACGGATCGCAAGAGAATATAGTGCAGCTCTCGGCTATACGAAGAGAGAAACATATTGCCTCATCACCTTATGGACCAATGAGTCAAGGTTTGACCACCTTGCAAAGAATAAACAGGGATCAAGCGCTTACGGAATTGCTCAGCTCCTTAGAGAGCGTAGTAGCAGACCTGAACTCCAAGTCCTACACGGCCTTAGATACATTGATTATCGCTATTCAGGGAGCGCGTGTCGCGCTTTGCGACACCACAACCGACGAGGCTGGTACTAAGTGATAACCGGAGTCAGCCTATTTGCTGGAGTGGGTGGCTTTGACCTTGCTATGGAACGCAACGGCGTCAAAGTCGTAGCCTCAGTAGAGATAGATAAGAAGTGCCAAGAAGTATTGGCACACC